TTCTCGCGCATCGCACGGATCTGCGCGTCGATGGAGTAGCCCTCGCGCTGCTCGCGGGACGATACTCGAGCCCAGGCCACCACGTTCATCCGTCGCCGCCCTCCCTTCGCAATCTCAGCAGCAACTCGCCCATTCGTTTGACGTTCATGAGGATCTCCACGGCCTCGTCCTCGCTGATCGGCCTGCCGTAGTTCGTGGACCACACGTCGATGGTCTTGGCCAGAAGCTCGTCGGAGATCCAGGCCATCGACAGTGGCCGCCGGTTGCGTTGCCGGCCGGTCGGATGTACCTCGTCCTGGCCCGGAAATCCAGTCGATTCCGAGGGAATCTCACCGGGTGGATCAAGCAGGCATGCGGTGGAACTGCGGCTGCTCATTCGCCCACCCACCCTGCCAGGCCGGTCTCCCGGAAATGCTCACGCAGTTGCTTCACAATGCGGTTGACCGTGTGCCAGCCGCAGCCCAGTTCGCGGGCGATCTCCTGCCTGGTCATGCCGCCGGCCAAGCCTTGGCAAACGGCCTGCTCCCGAGGGGGCAGTCCGGCCACGATGCTGCCCACGTCGATGGCTTGCATGTCGACTTCGTCGGGGCTGAACTCAGAGACTTCCTCGCCCATTCGCTCCAGGCGCGCCTGGTAGCGTTTCGCTGACCGCTTCATCTTCCGCAGGTGGTGGTCGATGACCGTGGTCAGGGCCGTGCTCTCGGTCGCGCCGTCGGCGTGTTCAGGGTCGTATTCGAAGTCGAGCAGTTCGAGGACCAGCTCCTGAAGCACGTCGGGAAGCTGATACGCCCGGAACTTCAGAAGCTTGGCGCGCGTGATGATGAGATCGACTTTCCACCGTTCAATGACTCCGTCGTAGCTGGGCATATCCATGTGTCTGGCCCTCTGGTTCGTGAATACTGCTGCCGCGCCGAGACACTCCCGGCGTCACGAACACAGCTTTGCGGAGCCATCCGGGTCACTTCTCTAGGCCAGCAGATGTGGGCTGAAACACATGTGGGTGAGCTTCTGCGCGCAGATGGGCACAGATCTGTGACCCCGTAACACAGAAAACCACACATATGTGTTTACGGGGTCACGGCGAGATTTCGGGCCGAGCGGGTAATCACTCTACGGGCGGCCAGTGGTGTCACGGCCCGCCCCGAACAAGGGAGCCCGCAATGACGACAGCCGACCACAAGGACCTGACGATTGATCTCGGCGTGCTGATCGCCGAGCCGGCGGACGTATACCACGCCAAGGCGAAGGATTTCCTGAGCGCCCACGCGCTGAACGAGTTCCGGCGCTGTCCCCTGCTGTACCGCAAGAAGGAACTCGGCCTGGTGCCGGAGCGGGACACGACCGCGTACCTCATGGGCCGGGCGGCGCACACGCTGATCCTCGAAGGCCGGCAGCGATACGAGCGCGAATTCGCGGTCGGCGGACCCATCAACCCGCGGACCGGCCAGCCGTTCGGTTCACAGACGAAAGCGTTCGCCGAGTGGGCGGAACGACAGGGGCGCCCCGTCCTCAGTGATACGCAGGCCGCAACGATCGAGCAGATGGCGGCCGCAGTGCAGGAACACATCTACGCCCGTGAACTGCTCGCCGAGGGCGTGGCCGAGGGGGTGGTTCGTTGCGAGTACGGAGGGCACCGCTGCCAGGCGCGGATCGACTGGATCAATCCCGTCGAGAGTCGCGGCATCGTCGATCTGAAAACGGCCGACGAGATCGATTCATTCGAGCTTTCGATGCGCGCGTTCGGCTATCTGCATCAGGTCGCGTTCTACCGCGCCCTGGTCTCCCAGGCTTCGGGCCACGTTCTGCCAGTGCACATCGTCGCGGTCGAAAAGCGGGAGCCGTACCGCTGCGGCGTCTGGCAGGTCACGCCCGAGGTGCTTGACCAGGCGCAGCGCGAGAACGAGGAAGCGATGACCGACCTGCGGCGCTGCCGCGAGACGGGCGACTGGTTCACGCGCTACGAGTCGATGCGGCTGGTCGATCGACTGTGAGCCCGGGCCCGGGGCCGGACCGCCGAAGCGTCCCGGCCACGGAGGGCAAGGCGGGACCGGGCGCGGCCCCGGACCCGGACGCACAGAGAACGAAGTGATCTTACGACGAAGGAGAACGATCTGATGAAACTGCTGGAACAGGTGCAACGGGGGCGCGTGGCGGCGCCACGCCGCACGCTTCTGTACGGAGTGCACGGCGTTGGCAAGAGCACGTTCGGCTCGATGGCCGAGGCCCCGATCTTCATCCAGACCGAGGACGGCCTGACCGACATCGACTGCCAGCGTCTTCCCCTGGCTGGGAAGTACGCCGACGTGATCGCGGCCCTGGGCGAGCTGTACACCGAGCCACACGAATACCGCACGGTGGTCATCGATTCGGTGGATTGGCTCGAACGGCTGATCTGGGCCGAGGTCTGCCAGAAACGCGGCGTCGAGAGCATCGAGGACATCGGCTACGGCAAGGGCTACGTGTTCGCGCTCACGAACTGGCGCGAGGTACTTCAGGGCCTCGACGCGCTGCGCAACGAGCGCGGCATGAACGTCATCCTGCTCGCCCACGCTCAGATCGAGCGCTTCGCCAACCCCGAAACGGACACCTACGACCGCTACAGTCCGCGGCTGCAGAAGCTGGCCTCGGCGCTGGTCCAGGAATGGTGCGACGAAGTGCTGTTCACCACCTACCGCATTCATACCAAGACCACCAACGAGGGCTTCGACCGTAAGCGCGTACAGGGCATCGGCACCGGCGAGCGGATCATCCGCACCACCGAGCGCCCGGCGCACGTCGCCAAGAACCGCCTCGGCCTGCCGGACGAGTTTCCCCTGGACTACCGCCTCTACGCCGCGTTTGTGCGCGGCGAGAACCCGCTGAGTCAGATCGCTGAACCCACTGAGGAAGGAGCCTGATCGTGCCTACGCTGAACGGATTCAACGCCAACGAAGTCGACCCGAATTTCGCGTTCGAGCCCATCCCGGCCGGCAAGTACCTGACCGTGATCACCGAGAGCGAGATGAAGCCCACCAAGTCGGGCGCCGGCCAGTACCTCGAGTTCACGTTCCAGATCATCCAAGGCGAGTACAAGGATCGCATGGTCTGGGCGCGGTTGAACCTCGACAACCCGAACACCACGGCGGTCAAGATCGCGCGGGCCGAACTCTCGGCCATCTGCCGCGCGGTCGGTGTGCTGGCGCCCAAGGACAGCGTCGAGCTGCACAACCTTCCACTCGTCATCACGGTCGGCCTGAAGAAGCGCAAGGACACCGACGAGATGGGCAACGTCATCAAGAGCTACGACAAGAAGGACGCTGTCGCGCCGCGGACGCCGGCGACCGCCGGCGACAACAGTACGCCGCCGTGGAAACGCTGAGGAGGCAGTCATGACCTACCCGAACTGCAAGAACCCCAACGAGCGGGTCGTCAAAGTCGTAGAGACGACGTATCTCGGCAGGGGCAAGAAACAAGAGCGCGCTTTCTGGGTGATCCGTGATGTCGAGCTCGAGTACTGGCGTGGCTACGGCTCGCTCAACGAACCCTGCGCCTGGACTCGTGATACGACCGAACGGGTCGAATTCACCAGCCGCAAGGCGGCGCTAAAGGAACTGGAATCTATCTGGCAATGGCGCCGTGAGCAGATGATGAATTCGATCGTGGATGACATCGAGGACCTGGCGGCATGACGTTCACACTGCCGTACCCGCCGAGCATCAATCACTACTGGCGTCACTTCCGGGGGCGGATGCTGATCAGCCGGGAGGGCCGGACGTACCGCAAGGACGTCTGCGCCCTCCTGGCCGGGGACGGCCCTCGGAAGCCGCCGTCGGGTGGACGGATCGCCTTGTGCATGGATGCGTTTCCGCCTGATCGGCGCAGACGCGACCTGGACAATCTGCAAAAACCCGCCCTTGACGCGCTCGAGCATGCGGGCGTCTACGAAGACGACAGTCAGATCGACCTGCTCGTGACGCGACGGCGCGAGTGCGTGAAAGGCGGGAGACTCGAAATCCAGCTCGACGACCTTCCGTTGCACCGTTGCCCGTTGTGCGGCGCCACGATTAATCCGGAGAACAACTGAGCTATGACCAAGCCCGGACGCATTTACATCTCCGGTCCGATGACCGGTCACGAGAATCATAACTTCCCGGCGTTTCACGCGGCGGCCGAGCAGTTCCGCAAGGCTGGATGGGAAGTCGCCAACCCGGCGGAGAACTTCGGCGGACGCACGGACCTGCCGCGTGAAGCCTATCTTCGCGCGGACATGACCATGCTGGCGCGGTGTGATGCGATCGCGCTACTGCCCGGCTGGGAACGGTCTGCCGGCGCGACGTTGGAAACCGTCCTCGCCAAGGAACTAGGTCTGCAGTTCTTCGACGCCTGGTCCGGCACACCGATGCCGCACGTGCCGAGTACGTCCTACTCGGCCGAACGCGGCGCGGCGTCCGTTCTGGACACCGCGCGGAAGATCACCGAAGGCGCTCGCCGCGACGATTACGGCCATCCAGCGGATGACTTCGAGCGGGCCGCGCTGATGTGGACCGGCATCCTGCGCTCGAAGTTGGTGCCGGATCAGCAGGTCACGGCTACGGACATTCCCCTGTGCATGATCGCGATCAAGCTGGCCCGCCAGAGTCATCGTCACAAGCGGGACAACCTGATCGACATCGCCGGCTACGCGCGTACGGCCGCGATGGTCGCGGGGGATGAGTGATGGCCAAGGCGCACAGCAAGACCATGCTGGCCTTCGGCGACGTGCACATCCCGCACCACAACCCGCGGGCCGTCGAGGTGTTCTGTCGCGCGGCCGAGCGTTTGCGGCCCGACCTGATCGTCTGCCTGGGCGATCTGCTGGACTGCGGACAGTTCTCCACGCATCCGCCGACGCACGGCGTGCCGGAGACGGATTACGTCGATGACCTGCGCGAGGCCAACGCGCTGCTGGATCGTCTCCAGACAGTCTGCGATCGGTTGGCCATCGTCGAGGGTAATCACGAATATCGGCTCGACCGATGGGCGGCGGTCGCTGCGGAGGGACGTGGCGCTTACTCCATGCTCGCGCCGCGCATCCGCTTGACCAAGGGGCGCTCGAAGTGCACGTATGTTCCCTACGGGTCGGCAGACGGACGGTATCCTCATTACGCGGTCAACTCACGGATCATCGCGGTGCACGGTTGGTCCTATGCTCGTCACGCCACGAAGAACCACCTTCAGATCAGCCAGGGCAAGAGCGTCATCCACGGTCACACGCACCGCGCCGACGCCTGCATCATTCAGAACATCTGGTCGCCGGGCAAGGTCGTCCAGGCCCGCAGTGCCGGTTGCCTGTGCAAACCGATTCCGCTCTACGGCACGGGCCGGCCAGTCGAGTGGGTCAACGCTTTCATTCTCGGCTACCTCGGGCGTCGCAGTGACACGCTTTACACCATCCCGATCATGGACAACCGCTGCATCCTGCCCGACGGCGTGGAGGTGGCGGCATGACGCAGGGAGTTCTGTCGGCACCAGCGCCAACCACATTCACGCTGCGGCCGTATCAGACTGAATCGATCAACGCCGTGTATGACCACCTGCGCTTGCGCGATGACAACCCCTGTGTGGTTATCCCGACGGCCGGCGGCAAGACGCCGGTGATGGCGACGATCTGCCGTGACGCCGTTCAGCAATGGAACGGGCGCGTGCTCATCCTCGCGCACGTGAAGGAACTGCTCGAGCAGGCGGTGGACAAGCTCCACGCGATGGCACCGGACCTGTGGCACCAAATCGGCATCTACTCGGCCGGGCTGGGCAGCCGGGACACCGACCATCCGATCATCGTGGCTGGCATCCAGAGCGTGTACCGACGGGCGAAGGAACTCGACAGCTTCGACATCATCCTTGTGGATGAATGTCATATGCTCCCGCCGGACGGCGAGGGGATGTACCGCACGTTCCTGGCGGACGCGAAGGAAGCAAATCCCAACGTTCGCCTGATCGGCCTGACGGCCACGCCTTACCGGATGTCCACGGGGATGATCTGTGGTCCGGAGAATCTTCTGAACCATATCTGCTACGAGGTGGGTGTCCGTGAGTTGATCGTGCAGGGCTATCTGTGCCCGTTGAAAACCAAGGCGGGCCGGCGAAAGGTGGACACCTCGGGCCTGCATATCAGGGGCGGCGAGTTCATCGCCGGTGAGGTCGAAGCCTTGATGGACGACGATTCCCTGGTGCGGTCGGCCTGTCGGGAGATCGTCGATCACACGCGCGAGCGGCATTCGGTCCTGATTTTCGCCAGCGGTGTGAACCACGCGCTTCACGTGCAGCGGGTGCTCGGCGAAATGGGTCATGAGTGCGGGTTCGTTTGCGGTGAAACATTGCCCTTCGAGCGGTCCGAGACGCTCAGGCGGTTCAAGAGCGGCACGCTCAAGTACCTGGTCAACGTCAACGTGCTGACTACGGGCTTCGACGCGCCCAACATTGACTGCGTGGCCCTGCTGCGGCCGACGATGTCCCCTGGCCTGTACTACCAGATGGTTGGACGGGGCTTTCGCCTCCATCCGTCAAAGGCCAACTGCTTGGTGCTGGATTTTGGCGGCAACATACTGCGACATGGCCCCGTCGATGCGCTGCAGGTCGACGATCGCGCCGCGGGCAGCGGTGACGCGCCGGCCAAGGAGTGCCCGCAGTGCCAGGCGGTGATCCATGCCGCCTATAGCGTCTGTCCCGAGTGTGGCTATGAGTTCCCGCCTCGCGAACGTGAGAAGCACGAGCGAGAGGCAAGCACCGCAGGCATCCTCTCTGGCAAGGTCACCGAAACGCAGTACGCCGTCAGCGAGGTCTACTACAGCGTCCACCACAAGCGCGACGCGCCGCCGGAGCATCCGCGCACGATGCGGATCGACTACCGCTGCGGATTCAATGACTACCACAGCGAATGGGTCTGCCCCGAGCACACCGGCTACGCGCGGCAGAAGTTCGAGGCCTGGTGGCGAGCCAGGTCGAATGAGCCATTCCCCAACTCGGCCGAGGAAGCGGTGGCGCTGGCCGAGGCTGGGGCGCTCGCGACGACGCTGGCCATCACCGTGCGATCGGTAGCGGGAGAGAAGTTCGACCGCATCATCGACTACCAACTGGGCACGATTCCACCGCGCCTCGATGGAAGCGATGAACGTATCGACGACAACTTGCCCGAGCCGGTCTGGCCCGAAGATGACATCCCGTTCTGAAGGAAAAACTCATGCCCTACGCCGCATGTCGCAATAATCCCAGCACGGTCGACCGTGTGGCCCACCTGCTCGATGCGGTCAAACGCATCGGCATCGATGAGCTGGAGCGACTCGTCCAACAGGCTCACCAGTGCGATGCGCACCAGATGGATGATCCCTCCGAGCCGTTCCCCGTGACGCGGCAGGCGCTGCGGATGTTCTGGCACTTTCGCTGCAATCTCGAAGCGGTGGAGGTGACGCCGGCGCATGGCTGATCGACCGTCCATCCTAGACGTCGCGCAGACATACCTGTCGGCGGGTCTGTGTGTGCTCTCGGCCATCCGAGCCGAGAAGCGCCCTGCTGTGGGCCGGTGGAAACAATATCAGAAGAGACTGCCCACCCCGGCCGAGTTGTTCGCCTGGATGGTGAACAGTCCCGATGCCGTCTGCATTCTCTGCGGCGCGGTTTCGGGCAACGTCGAGATCATCGACTTCGACGGCGGCGGCGAGCTGTTCTCGGCCTGGTGGGATCGAATTCCGGCCAACCTTCGCCAGCGGCTGGTCGTCGAGTGCACCCCATCGGGCGGCCAGCACGTGATCTACCGCTGCGCTGTGGCCGTCTGCGGCAATTTGAAACTGGCCCAGCGTCGCATGGGCGAGAAGGTAGTCACGCTGATCGAGACTCGGGGCGAAGGCGGTCTATTCCTTTGTGCCCCAACGGCCGGATACGAAATCACCCAGGGCGATCTGTGCCACCTGCCCGTCTTGACCGAGGCCGATCGTGACATTCTGCTCCAGGCGGCGTGGAATCTGAACGAGTGGCCGCCGCACAGCGCGAATGTCGGCCAGAGAAGCGCACTGTCCGTCGGACAAGGCGAAGTCTCGGCAGACAATTCGAACCATGGCGGCTGTTCACCAGAGAACCGCCAGATGTGTGACGGTCCGTCGAACAACGGCCTTGCTCGGTCTACGTCGGTGGACATTTCGTACATCTGCGAATTGTCGGCCGACGAGGCGGACATTCGCCGCGAT